GGCGAGTTGGACTCCCCTGCCTAGCTGGACTAGGCACCGCGACGTCAGATTGGAAGGGACGTATAGCTTGTGAGGCTATACCATTAAGGCCCCCGTTACCGGGCGTCTTGACGTACTAGGAGTTACCCGTTCAGTCCACGAGACGTGGGCCGTCACCGGTCGCCTCCCCCCCTTTCCTCCGGAATCCCCAGAAATGGTGTGTTCCACCGAGCTCATCGCTCAATGACCAGCGGAACGATAGCGTCACGCCATCGATCCAACTCATTGAGCCCCTCCGCTTCTTCCTCACTGACAAAGTCACTAGGGACGATGCAGCGGACAGCTGCTTGGTTTCGGCTCAGCTTAGCCGAGCGGAGTTGCGTGACGAACGTCAACCTCCGCCATAACGGGCAGGCCCGATATGAATAAGTCCGACGTACTTGACCGCGGGACGGGTCAAATACATCTCTCTTTCTCCCTTCACGACCGATCTCCCAGAGTATCGACCTTACGGCCTCACTCTCCACCGGTGTCTGTTGCCTCCCACGAACAACAGCCAGACGCTCAGACCGAACCAAAGGGGGTTCAGGCAAGGGAGTAGGATTTCTCCTATCTCTGAGCGTGCGTTCTCTCTTGAACGCAGCATGGGACCTTGTTTCCAAGCCCAACTGGGAAGGGAGAAATCCCCATCCTTGACCTATCCGAGCGCGTACAAAAGCGTCGGACCACTGGACACTCCCTCGTACTGCCGAAGCAATATGAGAGACCCCAGAAAAAGTGGAGGTCAAGGCACCTCCTCTCCGAAGGTGGCGAACTTCCCGCCACCTTCCCCCCCGTCTGAGAAAAGCCGTAGAGTTTACCTCTACAACATTCTCCGCCCGGATCGTCTTGTTATCATTGAGTAAGTACCCGAATGGGTAGTCCCGCACAGTGATAATCCTCGAGGCTGAGATGACACAATCGTCACCGTTAACGAGGAATCGGGCGTTCACATCATCACGGGCCGCCCAACGGGCAGCACAGTATGAGTGGACACAAAGGAGGGGAAAAGAGAGGTAGGTCCCCATCATCTGTCCGTGCAACACCATTAAAGACGCGCCGCCCAGTGATTCGAAAATCATTGAGAGAGAAGCATACGCAAGGGCTCGTATACTACGGGGCACCTTCACCGAGGTAAAGAATGCAGCGTCCAAGATAGTCCTTGTCACCAAAAGTGACAAGTTGTCAGTTGCAGCTATCAGATCAACCGAGGTCTGATAGCGTCCTTGACAGACAGATTCCATCCGTTCTTCGGTCGGGGGACCGCAAAGAAGCCAAGGCAGTCTCCGCAGAGCGGAGTACATGCATTTATGCAGAGGACCAAGAAGGTCAATCTTCTCATCAGGGATGAGGAGCGGGCGAGTCTTACCCGCACTCTGCACATCTTTGTACCGGGCCTTGATCTCAGGAGACACCTCCGTCTCAGTCAAGCACTTGGTAAAGAATTCACTTCGCCTCCCAGACCACAAAAGATCCGCCCGCGAACGGACAGACTTTCTAGCGGAAGCGTTGGGTAAGTGATCGCCGACAAAGCGGTCATAGTCCTTATCCCAACAAGGAGGGAAGATACGGGTAACTTCAGCCCGGACAAAGTCCAGGAACCCGTCGGATGGGGGGGGGGGTATTGAGAGCGCGTTCGCTTCCCACGACGAACGTGCTGACGGCGTGTGTCGGACGCAACCTTGGGGAAGGTTACGTTTAATTGAGCTGAGAGAATGGGCCAGTTCCCATCTCTCATGCCGACGCAGTCTCTGCAGGCTACAGAGACCGTCTTCCCCGGATTTGGCCTGGCGCCGAGGAAATGCTACAGAAGGCCGCGCCTTCCCCTGTAGCAGAAGAAACGAAAGGAAACGTCCGAGCTCACCCGGTTCGACGTCCGGCAACTCCGAATATGGCAAGCCATAACGGACCCGAATAAGCGTCATCCCAGAGTGGACCGTTTCCTTGGTGTGAATCTCTGCGCGGGCGCAGAGACCACACCGCTTAACCTGTGAACCGCTGGCGGAGTTACCACAGGTTGGGGACTTAATGGACCCCACCCAGCTACGCACTGGCTCGCCGCGAGGCATGTCAAGGCGCGAGGAATACAGGAAAAAATCCAGAGTATTCCGTTGTCTTAG